TTACTGCAACTAACTTATCTGCACTTGGTGCTATAACTAGTGATGTAACTGCGGTTGCAGGAGTAGCTAGTAATGTAACAACGGTTGCAGGTATTGCTAGCAATGTTACAACAGTAGCAGGTATTGCTAGTAATGTTACATCAGTAGCAGCCAAAGCTAGTTTAATTACATCAGATTTTGTATCTGATTTAAATACTTTAGCAACTAGTGCTATTGTAACTGACTTAAATATATTAGGTACAGCAGATGTGGTAGCAGACTTAGCTATCCTAGCTACTTCAGACGTGGTAGCAGACTTAAATACATTAGCAACAAGTGATATCGTAACCGATATTAATGTGCTAGCAACTTCAGATATCGTAAGTGATTTAAACACACTTGCAACTGCTGATATTGTTTCTGATATTAATACATTAGCAACTTCTGATATTGTGTCTGATCTTAATACTTTAGCAACATCAGACATAGTTTCTGATATTAATACTTTAGCTACCTCTGACATTGTGAGTGATTTAAATACATTAGCAACATCTGATTTTGTATCAGATTTAAATATAGTAGGTACAACAGCTAACGTAGCAAACATAGCAACCGTTGCTGCTAACGTAGCAGGAGTTAACAGTTTTGCTGCAAGATACCGAGTAGCAAGTAGTGATCCAGGCTCAGACAATGATGCTGGAGATTTAGTATTTAATACCAGTTCTAATATATTAAAGGTATACAACGGCAGTTCATTTGAAGATGTAACAGGCTCTACCCTTGCAGGACTAAGCGATACGAATATAACTTCACCTGCTGATGGTTCATTGTTGTTATACGACACAGGCACTAGCAAATACATAGACAATGTAATATCAGGTGATGCAACTCTGGCTGATACTGGAGCATTGACTATAGCGGCTGATGCAATTACAGGTGCTAAAATAGCAGATGATGCTATTAACTCAGAGCATTATACTGATGGCTCTATAGACACAGCACACATTGCAGATGCACAAATTACTACAGCAAAAGTAGCAGACGATGCTATAACATCAGCTAAATTAGCTGACAACCTAACACCTTTTAGACCAAATTTTAAAAGTATATTAATTAATGGTGGTATGGACGTGAACCAAAGAGCAACTAGTAAAACAGGTATTACTGGCACAACTATGGAAGTACAAGATAGATGGTCAGATGTCATGGGTGGTGCTGGTACTTGGACACAAACATCTGATACTGATGTACCAGCAGGACAAGGCTTTACTAAAAGTATGAAATGGGATTGCACAACAGCAAGAAGTTTAGAAGCTGGCAGTATTTTTTTTATTAGACAAATCATAGAAGGTCAAAACTTACAAATGTTAAAATATGGCTCATCTAATGCAGAAACATTAACGCTTAGTTTTTGGTTAAAAAGTCCAAAAACAGGAACACATATCGCACAGCTTTACGGTGCTGATGATAATAGGTCAGTATCAAAAGCATATACAGTATCAAGTGCAAACACATGGGAAAAACATGTGATTAACTTTCCTGCAGATACTACAGGAGTAATTGATAATGACACAGGTTATGGTATGGGCGTTCAGCTTTGGTTTTTAGCTGGTAGCACATACAGTAGCGGAACATTAAATACCACTTGGAATACATATGCCAATGCAGACGCTGGAGTTGGTCAAGTTGATTGTGCTGATAGCACAGATAATAATATTTTGTTGACAGGTGTACAATTAGAGGTAGGAACATTTACAAGTGCAACATTACCTAGCTTTCAGTTTGAATCTTATATTGAAAATGTAGAAAGATGTTGGCGATATTATGAAGCATGTGAAAGTGAAGGCACTAACTTATTTGGACAAGGTTTCTTATCAGATGGTAGTGGTAGGGTAGCAACTTTAATTGGCTTTCATCCAAAGAGGGTTATTCCAACAGTAACATCTAGTGCTGCTGGTACATTTACAGGAAGTCAAGGCGTACAAGCTGGAGGTGTAGCTACAGGTTTTATTGTTAAAGCATGGTCTATAAGTACAGGTGCTAATTCAGGGGTTGCTGCTGGTATGTGTCATGTGCATTTAGATACGTCTGGTCATTCTAGTATGACAGATGGACAAATGTGTAGAGTCGCTAACACAAGTGGAACAAACGCATTCATAAAATGTAGTGCAGAGATATAGGAGATATTAATGGCAATCATATATAAAAAATTAAAGATGCCTGACGGCACAACTGAAAGAACTGATTATATTTGTAAAGTAGTAACAGATGATTCTGATAATGTACTAACAGATAGTTGGATTCCTACTAATACAGATAATAGTGATTACGTTGCATATCAAGAATGGGCAGCAATAGACGGTAACACCATAGCGGATGCGGATTAATGTATGCGCAGCCTAGCCTTTATAGTAATCCTTGCTATAGTTCTAGCCTACATCGCTGAGTGTCAAGCAGCCGATAACACATCCAATATACACTACAAAGATATGCCAGTATCTCCACCATCTGTACCATCAATGGGTGCATCAGGTGCGTACTCTGATATCTGTGTCGTAGTAAGAGCAGGTGGTATCTCAGGCGGATGGTTTGGTATCTCAGGTGGTGTGCATGTTGAAGATAAAAATTGTCAGCGCATCAAACTCAGTAGGGCTTTGGCTCAGTTAGGTATGAAAATAAGTGCGACCGCTATGTTATGTCAAGATCCTAGAGTATTTAAAAGTATGATAGCGGCTGGCTCACCTTGCCCTATCAATGGTAAGATAGGTGATGAAGCTATTGCCGAGTATCGTAAGCGTGGTATATTAGATGAGGAGAACAATGTTATTAAGATGCCTACAACTAATGCTGTTAAGTTTGATGTGGATAAACCTATCAGCAGAGGAAACTACGGACAACCTACTAACTAATAGTACATTTAACGAGAATACAAATGGGTGGACTCTTTCAGATAGTAATGTTAGGCGTGATAGTAATTCTTATAGTGATGCAGGCAACAGTCCTACTGTAAGATTCAAAGGACAAACGTCTACCATATCGCAACTGGTTAATCTAACTGGTATAGAGCAAGGCAAAGAAATCAAATCGTATACCATAAAATACAATGGGTATGGTTGTGGCAATACACCTAATGGTTGGTGTACTGCTGGTGGTGACGACACTATAGTAACTAATATAACTTTTACGGATGGCACAACTACAGAAATATCTAGCCATACTATCGCTGTACCTTATGAAGATGGTTGGACACATCATACTTTTACTAAGTCTATCAATGATACTTTTCTCACCGATAATGTAGCGATTAACTTTGAATTATCAGGCGTAGATACTGGTAACTCAAACTCATGGCTTGGTCCTATTACTGACAACTATGAATTAATGGTAACTTACCAGGACTATGTAGCTCCTGTTGTTGAGCCTGTTGTAGTTGAACCAATCGTTATCATTGAACCAATCGTTGTAGAACCTATTGTTGTAGAACCTATTGTTGTAGAACCTATTGTTGTAGAACCAGTCATTGAGGAGATAGCAATCATAGAAGAAATAGTAGTAGAAGAACCTATGATTGGTGGCCTTGAACTATCTACTGAAATTACCTTAGACCTTATTCAGGATGTGCCTACTCTACCTAGTATCGATAGTATAGTAGCAGAAATACCAGAGATACAACCAGTAGCTGTCATTGATATTAGTATGCCTGAGATTAGTATTGAGATGCCAACACCAACAGAGATCCCTGTTGACATAAGCGGTACGATTGAGGTAGAACCTATACAAGAGATTCAAGAAATAGTGGTTGAAGAACCACCACAACAACCAGAGATGGTGGAGACTACAGATGAAAGACGGGAAATTGAGCCAGAAACAAAAAGCAAAATTGAAATCGCTGAGACAAAAACAGATGAAGGAAGCAACGTACGAGACACCAGTACAAAGCCAAAGCCAAAAGAAAAGGGGGAGAGGGAGACCGAAGAAAGTACAGCAGACAACAGCGAAACTAAGTCCGAAACAAAAGATGATGTTCAGGTTGATAGACCTACAAGCGCAGCTAAAAAAAATACTAGCAGGCCTAAGACTACGCTTGATGTCAGTACTACAAAGCCTCAAACTATAGAGCAACTACCATTACCTATAGCTTATTTGCAAATAATTCAAGATAGTATTACTATCGTGGAAACGATTAGTCTCAGACAGGAGCAGATATATGGAGGGGAGCAAGAGTATAACCTTAACACCAGCAGTATTACTATCGCTGGTCTTGACAATAATACCAGCCGCAGGTGGCATAATTTACAAAATGAGCGCAAACGATTCAAAGCTCCAAAATACAGTAGACGAAGTAAAAAAGATTAATGCCAGGCTAGGCAAGATTAAGAAGGCTGATACCTCTGTACTGTTAGATAGAATAGCAAAGCTAGAAGGTATTGTAGAAACTCAATCATCTCAACTTAAAGAAATGAAGTTAGATATATCAGAAGTCTACGATGAGATATCAGATGTAGAAGAAAGCATGACATCCTGGAGTGAGAAAGAATTTGAAAAATTATATAAGGTTTTGAATGACAATCCGTTAGGGAGATAACATGGGTATACCAATGGAACTACTATCAATGGGTGCATCAACTGTACTGGGTGGTATTCTTGGTATCATGGCTCAAGCTAGTAAAGATAAAGCCGAGCAACAAAAGATGTTAATGCAAAGAGCAGACTTCCAATCCAAACAGTTTGACAAAGCACGTAACGTAACAGATCAATTTACTAAGAACACTAGAAGATACATTGCCTTGATGTGTGTCATGGCAATCATAGTCTTACCTAAGTTAGCACCATTCATAGATCCTAACATGGATATCTTTGTTGGCTATACCGAATCAGTATCCAAAGGATTCTGGATATTCAGTAGCAGTACTGACATGACATTGTGGAAACCATTAGGTGGATTAGTAATCACACCATTAGATACTCATGTGGTGTCTAGTATCATAGGATTATATTTTGGTGGTTCATTAGTGAGACGATAGATGAAAGATTTTTTAATTGTGTTAGCTTTATTTCTTGGAATCATATTAATTGGCAAAGGAATTAATTCTATTCCAGGCTGTCCGATACCAGAATCTACCATGACTGATGAGCAAATAGAAGAATGGATGCCATTCGCTAAGAATTAGAACAAACCTTACAATTTAGAGGCCCTCAGTCGCCCATATACAGCCGTAAATATATACCCCTACCCAATCGTATACCAAATATACCAATCTTTTTGTATCTTTATGTTAGATATCTTCTCGTTGATTTGACAAAAAAAACCCCCAGCTAGTGGGGGAAGTTTAGGAATCGCCAGGCAATGAAAAAAATAAACTAACCTAGCGTGGTAAACTCGAGGTGTTTACACCATGATCCTATATCTTTTTTTAGTTAACTTCAACTGACGATTAAGATTGGTGTCTTTAGTTTTTTCTAAGTACCCTTCATCAATTAAATGTTTAACTAAACCATAGGCATGACTCTTACTTTTGATGCGACATCCCCCACATATTTCCTTATACGTAGGTGATGCTTTGTATGCTGCAATAAAATGTTTTATAAAATAATAAACATCTCTTTGTCTTGCTTTAACTTTCATCATTCCTCCTAGAATGGTACTTCATCATCAAAGTCATTATCTGCTTTGACATTACCACTAGCTTTAGGCGCACCCTTCTCCATGATTTTACACACAGATCCAAATCTATCTAAAACTACTTGACCAGCAGTAACTTCTTGTCCATCTTTGTTAGTGTAAGTATTGTATTGCTGCTTACCTTCTATGTATAACAAAGTACCTGCTTTACCTTTGTCATCAAGTTGCTTACCAACATAGTCATTGAAGCATGTGATGTTGTGCCAGGTTGTTTCTTCCTCACCCTTAGATGAGATCCATTCGTTGGTAGCAATACTAAACTTCCAGTATTTGTTACCTGCTTTTGACTCCATAGCTTCGGCATCTCTACCTAGTCTACCTATTAGTGTTATCTTATTGTACATTTATACCTCTCGTATGGTTTGCTTTGATTAGTTCGTATTTAGTTTTAGCTTTATCGTATAATTCAGGTTCATCTTTCTTAGCTATAATCATAGCTCCCTGATATTTTTTAACAGTAGTATTAAATTCTGTATACGATTGCTTATGACTCATCTCATCAATAAACATTTGAACAGTAGGCTCGGAACTAATTACTTTTTTCTCTGCTACTTTAGGTTTGCTTGATGGTGCTTTGTCATCTATCTCATTCTCTGAATAAACAAAGCCATGTAAGTTAGCAAGTTTTAAGATACATCTATCTACTGCTCGCTTCTCTGCCATCGCATATGGATAGGCGTTCTTGTTATTCTTAGGACTACACTCGCCATAGGATATAACTTGTCTATCTTTGATTGAGGCTACACATTTCATGCTGACTATCCCATCTTTAGCATTAGCTTCTATAACATCCAGGCTATCTATACTTACATTAAGTTTAGCTCCTATGATTTCTATATACTTATGCAATACAACAGGTGTGCCATGACAATCCCATGTAGCTTCTGCTCCATTTATTTTTAACTCTTTAAATATCTTGACGGCTTCGTCAGGTATATTCATCTTACTCATACAGTCTCCATGCAGTATTATCTGCGGTTGGTTCTATGTTGTTTACTACCATATTCCAAAACTTTTCTTGACGATAAGCTAGGATCTCTTGATAGTCCTGATGTGATGGGATAGCACAATATTCCCATCGTGCATTACCAAACAATACTGATAGATAACAGACATCAAGGTCTGCCATCATTAAGTAATGCTGGATCTGTGCATAGTATCTAGCCCTTACATGCTCTAACTTATTGTAATGGTTAGTGTGCTTACACTCTATGATAGCGTTTTCATGTGGACACCAGCCATCAAAGTGTGCCATTCTAAAATCCACTTTAATATATTCTTGTGGATATGGTTCGGTATGTATACCAGTTTGTTTAGCAAACCAACCAAGATTAAACTCCTCAGTTAGCGTACCTATTTGTACTGGTAACACGTTAGATAAATCTACTCCAGGCTTACGTAATGTTTTCAGCTCCCATAACTCATGTATGGGTGTAACATTTGTACCCATAAGAGCATGTGAATCTGAACCACCAATCCCTTTGTGCCTATCTATATCTATATATTTGACTACACTCATGTTCTATATTTTACCTTGTGTTTGTTCTAATTGCAAAGCCCAAGCTCCTGCATTTTTAAGGTCATGCATAAACCTATGACACTTGGCGTACTCCTCATCAAGATAAGTTAGAAACTCCATTGGCATTGGTAGTCTTGGATATTTGTAAGTGGCACATATATGTAGAGTTACATATGGAAATAATCCAGCAGGATATTTCTTGAGTAACTCCCAATATGTTTTGAGTCCTAGTTCTTCTGGTGCTGAACAACTAAAGGTAGAGCATATAGTCTCAAGCATTATCTGCACATCACTTACTGCACATGGCTTAAGTAGATCCTCGCACTTGGCTACAGCTACAGTAAACTCACTCGTCTTTACTTTTTCTTTCAAGAAATTTACTCGATACATTTGACATATCAAGGATTCGCTTACGTCGTTCTCGAACAAAGGTGGGCGAAGTCTTATCATATGTTGCACGTGTTCGATCTGACTCTGCCCTAAACTCGACTGACCTACGAACCCAAAGCTTAAACATGGATTGCCAACTTCTGGCTGTCCTTCCTTTCGCTGAGTAGTAGTCGATGAACTTATCTCTTTCTCTTTCATAATCTATATCCTGTTGTTGAGTCCAGGCTATCACATCATCTGATGCTTCAAAGTCTTCTGGACATTGTGATTCTAATTCCTTGAGGTCTAACTCTAACTCTAGTGCATTGCACCAGGCTAATAGATTCATACCATTAGGACATTTTTGCATGCGCTCCCAGTTACCTACTGAACTGTCAGCTACACCAATCATCTGCGATACTGTCATAGTATCTACTCCGTATTTTTTTCTCTTGGCTATAAGAGTGAACACCAATTCCTTGTACGTCATATTGTAATAATAAAATACCAAGCTATACCTAGTACTACAAATGTAATGTACCAACCTATATTATCTTTCATCTTCTGTATCCCTCAAAAATTGTTCTTCATCATTAACACATTCAGCAGCTTGTATGATAATTGCAGCATCAATATCTTTGTATACTTTAATATCATTATCTGCACACCAGTTACGAAACTCTGCAACTGATTGAGATACTTCAAGGTCTGCAACTTTATTCATTAACTTTTCTTTATTCATTTTTACCTCCCCAGTAATGATAGACTGTATACCTCATACCATCTTTATTAGTTACCCATTCACTAGCAATAGAGTAACCTTTATTTCTTAACTTCCAAATAATATCTGACAACCTGGTTGCTCTATACTTTTCTATCGCTTCCCAACTAGTAATCTTCTTACGTTTTAGTAAATGTTTTTTAACTAACTCAAACTTATTTACTTT